AAGAACTTTAACCTAGAGAACTTGTCTCATGTGCAAAAAGTAATTGACGATAAAGCATTACAGAATAAATACGGTATAACTCAAGATGAAGCTCAAGTATTACTTGAAGCTACTGAACAAGGTGTACTTCAAGCGGCACAGTTTAATGCTCTTGTTGGTACAGCTAGAGGTGGATTGATGGCTAAGAAACAATTAGCTGCTGGTGTTAGAGCATGGATGAAAATATTCTCATACACAGAGCAGTTAAATAGAAGAACAACTTTCTTAGCAGCGTACAGATTACAAAGAGATAAGCTACAAGCTGCTGGTCAGAGTTTAAAAGAAGCTTCTAAAAATGCAGAAGAGTTCGCTATAAGAGCTGTTAACACATCTCAAGGTGAATATGGAATGTTTAACAGACCACAAATGGCTCGTGGTAATGTACTCCAATACATCTTTATGTATAAACAATTTGTAATTATTACTGTAGAACTTATAAAAAACTTAGCTCCGAAAGAAAGATTAATGTTACTTGGTATGCTTGTGTTCCTTTCAGGATTAAAAGGTTTACCGTTTGCTGATGATATAACAGATTTAATAGATACATTAGTGCAAGCACGAGGTATTAAAATGGGAACTGTAGAAAAAGAATTAACAGAATTTATAGAAGAACTTGCACCTGGAGCATCACCAATAGCTATGAGAGGTCTATTGGATTACACTCTTGGAGCTACCATATCTACAAGATTAGGCTTCGGTGATTTGGTACCACTAACAGGGCTTGGTAAGGCAGGCTCAGACAACTGGCAAGAAGTTAAAAACTTTTTTGGGCCTGTGTATTCTGCAGCAGAACAAACAGTAGTTACAGCAAATTTAGTAGCACGACAAGGTGCGGAAGCTATAGGACTTAAAGATGATACAACAACTTGGTCTGATATATTCAAGAACCAACCATTCGGTGCATTAAGAGGTGTAACAGATGGTATATCTTATATGGCAAACGGACATATAACAAACAAACAAGGTAAGATATTACAAGAAGATGTAAGCGGTCTACAGATTTTCTTTAGATTTTTAAACTTCTACCCAGCAGGAGCTACCTACCAAAATGATATTATAAGAATGAGTAAACAAACTGATGGTTATGTTAAAGCAATTAAAAAAGGTTATACCGATGCTTGGGTTAAAGCAAAACTAGTAGGAGATAGAGACAGAATGAGACAGGTAGAACGAGATGTTAGAGAACATAACCAAGACCATAGAGGTACTGAGTTTGAATTAAAACGTTGGTTGCCTTCAGCACAAAGAGCATATAGAGCTTGGTCACTACCAGCTGCTGAACGATACAAAAAGTTTGCTCCTAAAAATATCAGACCTGATACACAATTTTTATTAGACGCATACGAAGACGCAATAGATAATCACTAGATGATATGTAAAGTTTTAGGGGGTACCTAGGGTACAGCTCCCCTCTGAAAACAGCCTTCTCGAGCCTCTCAGACCCCTTCTTTTTTGTCAAGAACCTGTAATTGTCCATATGACAAGTCATCTGCTTCAATATCAGCGTTATCTAATAGACTCTGAAATCTAGGGTGAGTAAGATTAAATCCAATAACATAAGTCTGTGCTAACTTCACAGGAGTATCTTTACCAAGTGATGCTTTCTCTGACTTAGGAGTAGCGACTGCATTCTCAGCAACAAGTTCCTGTTTGAATGTCTTATAGTCTGCACCACGTATAGATAACCACTTTCTAAAATGAGTTCTGTCAATCATCATAGTGCCTTTATCAAACGCATCAGCAGCTGACTTTCTAAATACATCTAATCTTATTCTTATATCTCCTCTTGGTATTCTAGCAAAGTCTGGTTGTGCTTTTTGTCCTGTTGTATGCATAATAGTTACTGATGTATCAGCTGAGTCAGCCATATATTCTGCAATTAAATCAAACGCATCTACTTGGTTTTCTTGTACAGTTCTACGGATAGCTCCTATCTGTGCGAGTACCCATTCAGTAGACTTCTCATAGTCATAGTCTATTAACCCCCATTCTTTAGCTAGGCTCATAGATAAGTCAGAAAGGATAATAGCTTGTTCCCAATATCTCTCTTGTCCGCCAAAACTACATCTATATTTTTTACTAAAATTATCAGAAGCTTCTGCAATAATAGATTGAATACCTTCTTCCCCCATCTCTACTAGCTTTTTAATAAACTCTCTACCAGCATGACCATAATTTTGATGGATAGCTTGATATATTTTTTTGCCTACTTCACTGTTTCTCGTGAAGACATCAGTCTGTGGGACAGTTAATTCTAAAAGTCTAGCCATCTGTGCGTCTGTGTCCAGACCAGAGGCAATCAGCTTACTTTGTAGAGACTTGTTGGTAGATACTAGTACAGGTGTAGCCCATGTTTTAGCATCTCGTTCTTCCGCATTTCTATTAAGTCTTGCTTTATCACGCCCCTGTGACACCCAATAACAAAAGTCTCCTACTTCTTTATCGTTCATCATGGTTACTTCATCTATAGTAAGTGGTAAGTTAGCGTATGTACCAAGTCGAGAGAACAAAGCCATCTGTGTATACTTAGCCGTAAAGTGTAACTTCTCAGGGCTTCCATATACAGACTGAGCCCAATACTGTGCTAGTGTTTTACCACCGCCCGTTGGTCCATATAGTGATACTGTCAATCCTTTAAGTCCAGTAAAGTTATATAGGGGTGCAGAGAATGCCACACCTAAACAGAACATATGCGATTTAAGGTTAGCCTTATCCATAACAGAAGTAAGATTAGTCCATTGTTCTAATGAACCTTTAGCACCATATAAATCTGAGCCTTGCTTTTGTATAATGGAGGCTAAGTTTATCTTCTCCTCTATTACAGACCCGTCAGGTTTTCTTTTTATTAATAAATTACCTAGTAGAAAAGATGAGTTCTTTTCTTTCCAACCCATAGTAGAATACAAATTTGTCATGGTGCGAATCTGTCTTAATTCTTCCATGTAAGTTCTTAGCATAAGCTGAAAATACTCCGTTTGTTTCTTATTGTACAGTACAATACCTTGGTCTGCTATAGCACTAGGGAATTCCCTACTACCATCAGTAAGATATGCTTGCCTTAATGATAGTTCTTGCCACCCCATATGTGGTCTATCCCAATGAAATCTTACAGTTTCGTACCCTAATGACTCATCAAATCCATAGCCTACTGGGTATATATCAAACTTACATATGTCTATATCTGTATCATCTATAGTAATTTTAATACCATCCTTAGTTCTTTTAAATGGTTTAGGCATAGGCACAGCGTTAGCTACTTTATCAGGAGCTTGTTTTATTATAGGAGTTTCTTGATATTGAACACCTAGTCTAGCTGGTGAACCTATCTTACCTTTGTACTTACAACCTCTACAACCTGTAGGTCTATTAGATTCAAACTTTGCACAGGTAGTTGGGCCTGAAGCAGACTCTTTCCACTGAAGAAGTTTATGTTTAGTTGACTTCTCACTATATCCTGAATGCCCCTTAGACCACTCTATAGCCGTTGTTTCGGGGTTTTGGCAAAAAGCTGCTACTCCTATAAGGGAGTACCATAAAGGCTCATCTACTTTGTCTTGATGTGATATAGCCCACTCTATTTGTTTACACTTGCTAGCTACTACTGAACCAACAGCAGACTGGTGTTCACTCTTAGTAGATAAATTATCTAACAACGAGTTGTCACGAGTTTGACCTTCGGGCGGCATTGCGGCCGCAACGTAATAGTAAGATAAACTTGTCTTCAGATATGCAACACTAGTTGGTTTAGATTCTACTAATACCTTAACTTTATTACCATTCTTAGGATTATGAGTTTCTATAGGTCTTAACACTAATGCACTGTTGGCTGTAAGACCAGCGTCTATTTTAAATTCTTTTTGGATTGCAGCTTGCTTCATAGCTTCTGCTAATGGTTTCCACTGCTCAGGCGGTAGCTCTTCATCAAGCACCCAGTATACATGTAAGCCATTACCTGAATGCACTATCATAGGTTTAGGTAACTTCAGGTCAGACACAAACTTCCCTAATGCTTTTAAACCTTCCTTCCAAGATTCATATGGTTTATTACCACCACAATCTATATCTATAGCTACTACTTTAGTAGCTCTTACATTATCTTGTTTCCTGTTTCCCTTCTGTTTAAATGCAGATATTGCAAAATAAGTATTGTTATTAGTTTTATCTAATCGTTCACATACTTGTGCAAGTTCCTCCCTAGACCTAAAAAACCCCTGCCGTCTACCGTCTTTGTTAATTACAGTAGTAACATAAAATCCCTCGTCTGGTAAAACTTGCTGGAAAAATTCCAACATATTCATATTTGATTTACCTTTGTCATGAGGGTAGCTGTGAAAACTTAAAGCTAAAAACGCAACTACCCCGTTCTGTTATATTATTCTTTTTCTTTTAAAACCTCAAGAAGCCTTCTGAATCTAAGTTTCTGTTCCATAGCTATAATCTCAGGCATAGGCCACCCGCTTTCCATAGCAGATAGTAATTTCCTTAAAGTATCTCGTACTCTCTCATCGTTTTTTCTACGGACAGATTTCCCTTTTACCCATCCGTAGTAAGTCATACGAGATACCTCTAGAATCTCAGCCATATTACCTGTAGTAAGTAACATGTGTTTCCTTAAAGCTTCTACTCTTTTAAAATCTAGAGGTAACTTTGCCATTAGTTTACTCCCCAACAAGTTTAGCTATTTCAGCAGCTAACTCATCATTAGTTGTTGTCGAAGGTACATCTTCAGGCTCTTCAACAGGTACAGGTTTAGCTTTAGGTTTAACTTTTTCCTTTGCTGCAGGTGCTGCGTCTATGTTTACGCTTACATCAACTTGTTCCTGTGTGTTTGGAGATTCTGTTGATTCCGCCTGGCCAGCACCAGACACAAACCCATCTTCTTCCTCAAAGTCAAAACTGTCAGCTCCGCTACCTGTTCCTTCAACATATTGAATAACTTGCACAGCTTGAAGTCTTAGAGTTACACCACATCCAATAGCTGGCGAGCTATAAAATGCAAGTAATCCTCCAACTTTAAGTTCTGAGCCACCAAATATATTATGGTCTATCATAGGTTGTTTCTTAGAATCAAATACAGCAGGCTTAAACTTAGATTTAAATTTAAATATAATGTTTCCTGTTTCCTCCCCATCTTCATCTACTTCACTACTAAATGGTAATGGTGCTTGCTTTAAATTTGCTTTAGGTTTTTTATCTTTTTCAGATTTCATACCAGCAACGAGCAACTCTTTAATTAATTTAACTAAAGGTTGAGCCTCTTCTTGTGGTATAGAAAGGTTTACTTTGTACATAGGCACACTTGCATAACCTTTATCAACTGCTTGTGTATCAGGTTTACTGATATACGGATAGTGGGCAATACCCACTGGTGTTGTAATTTTCATAAGTCCTCCGACTTGTTATTAATTGAATACCCTACCTCAACAGAAAAATCAAAATCATCTGCGGTAGTTTTTGGTGTAGATATCTCGCCCGTAACTAACTTCACCTCTTCAGAATCTAATATTGTGTCAACATATTTTTGGATGTTGTTATTATTAAACCCACTGAATTTAAATTTCAGTCTTGGGTAATTAACTTCCTCATCAAAACATAATGTTGTCTTACATATCTCAGGAACAATACCTCTCATAGATAATGTTTTATGATATACATTTAGATTTTTTAAAGATGAAGGTGTTATATGCAAAAGATGTACACCCTCTTTTGGTTTGTCAGCAAGGATAACTGCTACTCTTTTTATATCAGAGCAATCTTTAACCTTGTACCCTTGAGGTGTTATCTTAGAACCCCATGCGTTGCGTGGACATAATGCACACACATCATTCTGAGGTGACACACTAGCTTTGCTAGGTGCCTTACCATCAAGGGAAAAACAATCTGGAGTCGTAGACTCCCTATTGTCTGACCATTCACTTTCGTACCACATCTTAGACACATTTGGGTTAGCCCCTACGAATACAACATCTAAACTTGTTTCAGATAGTTTGTCGTATGTACCGTCTCGGATGGTAGCAAAAGTAGAATTCTTTATTGAAAGTTTTTTTCTCATTAATCTTCCACTTTGTTTACTGGTTTTCTTACATTGACATCAATACGAGTACCATAGTTAATACCTGATGGTACCGATTTATCAGCCTCTATATAACCACGAACTGCTGTCTTACTAACTCTCTTTTCTAGTAAGTCAAAAGCGTCATTATCTTTTATAAACTCAAGCACTGCGTCCCAATCTGCAACTTGTGCAAAATCAGTAGTAGTTAAAAACGCTGTACCATTGCCTGTCTTAAAAGAATCTACGCCTTGTTCATCTGCTTGTTCTTTGATATATGCCTCTAGTTTAGCCATTTGCTCTTTAATACTTTTAACTTTCTCTTTAGTTTTAGATTCAAGAGTTTCTTTCTCGCCTCTTAATTTAAGGTATGTATCTATAACTTTGTTTATAGGTATGCTCATTCTTTCCTCTCTTTTTTAATAAGGTCTAGTAATAGACCCTGTAGTTTTTGTTTACTCCTTAACCGTTCATACATTTTATACTCAAGCTCTGTTGCCTCGATATGTATAATGTTTGATACATGTTTCTTACCAATCCTTTCTATTCTTCCATTCGCTTGAATGTATTGCTCATTGCTTGTCACAGGACCATACCATATGATAGTACTAGCTCTTGTAAGAGTAAGTCCATGTGCCATGGTAGCTGGGTGGGCAATAAGAACATGAGGATTGTCTGCGTTTTGGAAATCATGAAATATCTTGTTTCTTTTTGTAGCTGATACTTCTCCATTGACTACCGCAACACTCCATTGTTTAGAGAGAGTTCTCTCTAACATTCTTAATGTACCTGTTAAAGGTACAAATACTATAACTTTACCGTCAACTTGTTCTATTGTTTCTTGAACAACATTAACTCTTGGAGAACAATCAACTTCTATGTGGTCTCCTTCATCTCCGTACACCACACCACAACTTATTTGTACAAGTTTTTGTAGTTTAACTGCTTCGTTAACAGCAGTAATTGTTCCTTCTTCTTCTAATTCTGTAGCAAAATGTTTAAGCATTTTGTTGTAATGTTTAGTTTGGTCTGATGTAAGAGCAACCTTTCGAGTTTGAAACACAGTCTCTGGTAGGTCAAAGCACTCATCTCTTGTATATCTAACTGATGGGTATAAAACTTGTTTAACTGTATCAATAGATTGAACTCTTGGTACCCATTTCCACTGGCTAATTTTAAGCATTACCGATTCTCTAAAAGCTGTATATGTTTTAGTATTAAATGGGCTCTCAACAAGTTTAGCTAAAGCCCATGCGTCTGTAGGGTCATTAGGTGTAGGTGTACCTGTCATAAGCCAAAGTCTTGTGTTGGTTTCTCTCTCCATAAACTTACGAATAATTTTAAATCTATTAGTGGACGGGTTTCGCAACACGGCTGCCTCATCTATAATAACAACGTCAAACATGTTTCTACATTCTTGTTCAATTATTTGGAAACCATCGTGATTGATAATAAAAAAGTCTGCTTGTGTTTTTAATAATTGTTTTCTTCTAGCACTAGTACCATGTAAAGTTACTGCTTGTCTATGTGGGAAACTTTTAAATATACTATCACCCCATACTCTTTCTAAAGTTGACAATGGTGAGATAACTAAAACCTTACGAATCTTTCCTATTTCCATGAGGTAGTCGCATGCCCATAAAGCTGATTGAGTTTTGCCTGTACCTATTTCATTAAGCACCAACGCCTTATCATGTATAGTTAAAAATGCTGATGTCATTTTCTGATGGTGGTATGGAGTAAACTCCCCACTCCAATCGTAATAATAAAGTATAGGGCTAGGAGCATTTAAGCCAACTTTTTTCAAAATTTGAACCGACTCTATGGTATGAGGTGTAACAACAAGTTTGTGGTTGTTGTAAGTTAAAGGTTTAGACTGAGGTATAGTCTCTAAAATTTTATTTGGAAACTTAGGTTTTAGTGCTAAT